AAGGATGTGCTGGCCTCGGAGAGGTTGGTGAGTGGAGAGACAAACTAATCACAAAGAATCCGAGTTGGAATGATGTTTTACACAAGGCATCTAAGTCTCCTGGCTCTAGAGTTGAAAAGATTAACAAGTAATGGCAAGAAAAAAAGATTCTCCTATAGGCGTAGGAATGACCGCTAAACAGATGAAGAGAAAAAGACCAATCAATGCCGATCTTTTAAACAAGATTGAGCCTATTACAGATAACCAAAAGACACTCTTTGAAAATTACAAAGAGGGTAAAAATATTTTCGCCTATGGTGCTGCTGGAACAGGTAAAACTTTCGTTGCATTATATCTTGCATTGAAAGATATTCTTGACCCACATACTCCTTACAATCAACTTTATATTGTAAGGTCTCTTGTATCAACCAGAGAGATTGGATTCTTGCCTGGCGACCATGAGGACAAGTCTTTCTTGTATCAGATACCATACAAGAACATGGTGAAGTATATGTTTCAGATGCCTACTGATGCAGACTTTGAAATGTTATATGGTAATCTAAAACAACAAGATACTATTAAGTTCTGGAGTACATCATTCATTCGTGGAACAACGATTGACCAAGCGATTGTGTTAGTTGACGAGTCACAAAACTTGAATTTTCATGAATTAGATAGTATAATAACAAGAGTAGGAGAGGATGCTAAAATCATGTTCTGTGGTGATGCAAGTCAAACAGACTTACAGAAAACCAACGAAAAGAATGGCATTCTTGACTTCATGAAGATAATCGAACAAATGCCTGAGGACTTTGCAATGATTGAATTTGATGTCAATGATATTGTTCGTTCTGGTCTTGTGAGAGAATATCTTATTCGTAAAATGGCTATGGGATTTTAATGTTTATTGTTGAGAATCACTTAGGTGATTTAGAGTTAGAGAAAAAAGAGACCGACGGACTTCGCCTATATAAGTTACCCAGCAATGAGTGGGTTCCTTCTATCACCTCTGTTACTAGTTTCTATAATCGAGAGGTGTTTCGTGAATGGAGAAAGAGAGTCGGGAATGAAGAAGCAGATCGTGTCACAAAAGAGGCAACTCGACGTGGTACGGACTTTCATGAAGCTGCACAAGCCTATCTTGAGAACAAAGAGTTAGATTGGAAGGATTACCAACCACTAACTCAGTTTATGTTTCACAGTGCTAAGTCTAGTCTGGACAAGATAGGAAAGATACACGCAATAGAACGCACACTTTATTCTGAATACCTTGGTCTGGCAGGAAGAGTTGATTGCATCGCTGAATACGATGGTGGACTCGCTGTTATTGATTTTAAGACCTCGAAGAAGATTAAACCAGAAGAATGGATTGAACAATACTTTGTTCAAGAGGTTGCATATGCCTGTATGTATTATGAACTGACTGGAATTCCTATCCAAAAACTTATCACAATCATGGTCACACCAAACGGTGAGGTCAAAGTTTATGATAAAAGAAACAAAGGTGACTACATTAAATTACTTGTGAAATATGTCAAAAACTTTATCGAAAACCGAATGGTGGTTAATGGGTGACATCAACAAAGCTCTTAAAGAAAAGTTTCTCTGTTCAGCACAGTTTGCACAGGACATAGAGGCTATTGTCAAGAATGACAATCTAGGTTATATTGATGCTATCGTACATTATTGTGAACAAAATGCCATTGACGTTGAATCCGTTCCCAAACTCATTTCAAAACCACTTAAGGAGAAGTTGAAATGGGAAGCGACAGAACTCAACTATTTAAAACGTACAACAAGAGCAAAACTGCCCTTATGACTGGTTTTGATTGCTACAGAACTTATCTAGCATTCAAGAATCATTTTACGAAGGATAACTTTGATTATTTTAAGTATGGTGGAAAGACAAACGCAACCACCACATCATTTAATAAAAGAAAGGACAAATATTTTTTTGAAAAGATGTCTCGTCAAAAGAAAGATGAAGACATTGTGGATTACTTTACTGCTATATTCTCTCAATGTGATGACCCACAAAGAATGTGGATAGGAGAGATTATAGAAACAGGCGAAGACAAATATAATGATTGGAAGAAAAAGATACAGAGTTTAAATTATCTCTTCAAACAGGAGATGATGCAACTTTGCAGTGACAGAGATTTTAACTCTCTGTTTGAGTGTAAAAACGGCAAACATCCCATCATCATCAAAGAACACTTAAAGAAAAATATTACAACGGAAACATTAGTGATACTAGATGGTATGCTTGGATACAAAAAAGACTTTGATGCCAAGTTAGATGACTTTGTATGGAAAACCGTCAGTATGAAACTTGACAAATACAAACCGTTTTTGTTAAATAATATTAACCTTAAAAAGTACAAACAAACCCTCAAGGAGATTGTTGTTAAATGAAGTTTGATTCTAACAGTGAGTTTTTTGATTCAGAGATGGTTCAAGCCAGCCTTGAGGACATCAAAGAACTTCAAGACTTAATCACAAGTAGTATTATTGATACAGCTTTTGCCTCTGTAACTGGATATGAGGAGGATGAGTTGGAACAACTTGATTTGATTGAAGAGTTGTTAGAGAAACAAAAACTCATGTACTTTAGATGTAAGTTGTCGAAGGACGAAGATGCGATGTTGGTTGCAGAGAATATGAGAGAGTCACTTAGACAGATGGGTATGCCTAGAGGTGCAACTGTGGAACAGATGTTTGATAATTTAAAGGGTTCAATTCGTAAGTTGAGAGAAACGCTTGACAACTAAATAGTAGTGTGTTATGTTAATAATGTAAGGACGCTTACGTTGGGAGTGACTGAATAAACTTACTGGCATATAGCTGGTTAAGGTGATGAGACACAGGTGGTGCTGCTCCGAAAGGAGAATCGACTTACCAGTCGGGTCTCAGGCAGAGAAGTTTTTCTAAACTGTAGAAATGCCCTTCTCTTGTTGGTACACAGGAATCCAACCTCCCTCTTTTTTGACCTAAGATGCAACTCTATGAGTCGGGCAGATGGTCTCTCTAACACAAAATAAAAATTAATCTAATAAAATCTAATGTCTTTTTCTAATCTTAAAAAACAATCCTCACTTGGTTCTCTGACAGCAAAACTTGTTAGTCAGGTGGAAAAAATGAACAAAGGTTCAAACGGTGTAGATGATCGTTTATGGAAACCAGAAGTAGATAAAGCAGGTAACGGTTACGCAGTAATCAGATTTCTCCCTGCACCAGACGGAGAAGATTTGCCTTGGGCAAAACTTTATACACATGCTTTCCAAGCATCTGGTGGTTGGTATATTGAGAACTCATTAACAACACTTGGTCAAAAAGATCCAGTATCAGAGCATAACTCACAACTCTGGAACTCAGGTGTTGATTCCGATAAAGAAGTCGCAAGAAAACAGAAACGTAAGTTATCTTATTACAGTAACGTTTATGTTGTAAAAGACCCTTCAAACCCAGCGAATGAAGGTAAAGTATTCTTGTTTAGATATGGAAAGAAAATCTTTGATAAGATAACTGCTGCAATGCAACCTGAGTTTGAAGATGAACAAGCAATCAACCCATTTGATTTTTGGGCTGGTGCAAACTTCAAAATCAAAATCAAAAAGGTCGCTGGGTATTGGAACTATGACTCATCTGAGTTTGCTGCTCCTGCTCCACTTCTAGATGATGACGATGCAATGGAAACAGTTTGGAAGAACGAATACTCTCTTGCAGAACTCGTTGCTCCAGACCAGTTTAAGTCATATGAAGACCTCAAGAAGAGACTCGATTATGTTCTTGGTCTCACTGTTGCACCAAAAAGACAAGACCCCGAAGTTATTGATGAAGATAATAACTTAGAGGACTTAAGTGAAGGTCGTGCTGTTGTTGACACAACTCCATCCTCTGTAAATACAGATGAGGATGAAGAAGATGCACTCAGCTATTTTGCAAAATTAGCTGAAAATTAGAAAATACCCCGAAAAAAATTTCGGGCCATTTTTTACGCCAGAGGTCGCTCAAAGTGACCTCTTTTTTTATGGCGAAATTAATCTTGGATTCTCTGTTTTCTTGAGGTCTTCTCTTACAAATTGTTTTGATGGTTTATATTCCATAATCTCT